ACGATAATTATCAAACTGGCAACCGTCTTCATAGGCATCTGCACTTTTGCCTCTTCTCCGATGTTTAATGGTTTATTACTCATTTTTTCTTTTTCTTATTAAATAAATTATCTATGAGTGAACTTAACTTGTCTAGTGTTTCAAAACATTTGAGAATAAATTTATCAATCATTCGTAAGTTTTATCCTCATTTCTCTCTTTTTCAAATCCTTCTTCTAACATTTCACTTAGGGTTTCTTCTTTTTCTTCCATTTTATAAAACATTCTGTCGCTATCTTCTGTAACCATGTCGTTGTCTTCAGCATCCCAGTATGTAGTTTGAACTTTGTAATCTGGCCAGCTGTTATCAGTAGTATAACTATTAATGTGCCACAAAATACGGTTATTAGGCTGAGCTGCAAAATTACCGTTATTAAGAGCCAATATATGCGCACACTTATGTTCTTGAGGTATTTCAGAATGTTCAGTATCCAAAATGTTAACGTCTGGATGTGCCCAATCAATCGTGAAAAGATATTTTCCATGATAAAATTTTTTGTCTAATCCAAGATATTTACCGCTTACACCATCCAACCAATCAAAGCAAGTAACACTAGGCCAATAACTAAAACTATTCCACAATTCCAATTCGTGCGTCTGCATATTCGGCACATCGGCTCTATCATACGATTTTTGGAAAAACGCTGAGATAGGCAGACGCCAATAACATGCACCATTTGGTAACATGATGTTAAATAAGATTGCCCTACCAGAAATTGAGGTAATACTGAAGATAACACATTCTTCACTTTCATCATAATGCTCTTTAAAGTCATAAAGATATTCCTTTCTTATTTTACAATATATTGGAGGTATATTTGCGTTTAGATAAGCCATGTTTATACTTTTCTCTCCAATAATTTTTTCTTTCTAAAATTCTAATTCTTTTTTCTAGTATATCATACCCTAAAAATTTTTTAATAAGATGCGTTAACATTTCCATCTTCTTCTCGCTTGTCTTAATCTTGAATTTGGATCTTTAGCAGCTTTAGGAAATTTTTTCATTTGCCCCGCAGATCTAGCACAAAAACTCTTTCTACGTTTAGCAGCTTTAGATCCAGCTTTGACTTTGCCAGTCACAGCCGTTTTTAATTTAGATCCAGGATTTTCTCTTCT